CCATACTTTAATAGAACATCATACTCTAAGAAAGACTTCATCGTATTAGTAAAAACACCTAATTGATTGTCAGCAAGTGAATTAAAATATTCCGTATTTGTTGTTGTTGATTGTTTTGTCGTAACACTCATCAAACCTCTAAAAAGATATTGGAAGTTTTTATAAACAGCATTAATATCAACAGGTGAAACACCAATTGCTACTTGAACTTGTGGACCTAAATCAATATCCGCGATTGGTTTACAAAAGTTTAAAAACTCTTGTTCTAATTTATCTAAAATACTTCTATCAAATACAGAAAAGATTTCTTCTATTTTACTATACTCATCACTTGATAATAATGTGAATGGAGATTGACTTGGTGTGTTTGGTAATATTTTATTAACATATGAATCAGGTTGTGGTTTTACAACTTGATTGGCATCAAAATAACCATAGTTTGGTGTTGACCACAATAATCTAACAGAACCATTATACATAGATTCGTTATTTGTTAAATTAACTTTGGTTGTTCCATTTGAAACACAATTCAATTCGGCTTGATTTGCCAACACTGAACCAAATGATGGAACAATAAAATATTTTGGTCCAGTAACCACAATTGATGGTGGTACTTCACAAGGTTCACTACTCGTTGTTGGGTCTTCAATATTATCAGGAAGGATTACTGACCAAGTTTGAAAATTAAGTGTTGTGTTATTTTGTGTTGCATTAAAATTAGAATCATCAAAGTTATAAACTTTCATACCTTCATTAACACTCTTCTGTATTTCAGAGTTAGTATATCCACTATATAAATCATATCCCTTGTAAAATACGTTAAAGTCATTAATAACTTTAGGGAAAAATCCTGTTTGAATTTTAATGTTTGATGTTGTTTGTTCTTGTAATGTTATTTGTTTAACACCATCAAATGTGAACTCATATGTCTTTGTTTCGGCACTTGTAATAGGGTCAAAGTTTTCTTTGTAGTTAAAGTTTTTCCAAGCGGAATCAATAATATCAATACCTTGTTCTTTATATGTTTTATATCTATACCAAACAGAACCTAACTTAAGAATCCAAGCATATGGCATTTTATGAATAGCACCAAACTTTTTAAAACAAGAAGCAATATAATCTAAATCATTTGAAGTACCTAATGTCTTATATCTTTCTCTTAATGATGCTAATGGTAATGAATTTAAAAATAAATAAGCGGCTTGGATATATGGGTATTTATCATTTCTTCTCCAATTATAAACTCCATTTTGTATCGCATTAATAAAATATGGAGTATTAAGTATTGATGTAATTGTTTGAGTTGATAAACTAAGTGTTGGTGAAATGTAATTAACATAACCTTCTGTTGGTACAAAATCAAATACCTCTCTACCTTTAAAGAATGCATCTAATCCAACAATATTATTTAAACTTGGTGTTGTTGGATTTAAATATGAAAAGTTGGTAACAGGTCGGTTTGTTGTTTTATTGTAAACACTGGTGAAATTAGATATAACATTTCTTTCATCAAATACTGTCATTACATTCTTAGTATCATATACTAATTCACCTTTACTAAGGTTACTTGAACTCATATTATTTTCAACCCAAGAAGGATTAGTAAACGGATATGTATCAATAACCAAAGGAGTATTTGAAGCATTTTTAACCAATTGAGTTAATGCTTCAGAACTTGGTGATTCTTGAGGAATTTTACCTAAATCTTTTATACTAAGAATATTAAACGAATTTTCTGTTAAATTTTTAATATATGGAGTTACGAATAAATCTCTACTAAATTCTTGGTAAGCCCTACCAGTTCCTTCGTTTGATATTGATTTTAAAAACAAAGGATATCTTGGGTCATTTAAATCATAATTTTTTAATTTAAAAGTAATATACGGTGAACTAATTCCAAGACCTGAAACAATATTATTAGTTTCTGTTTCAATATTTAAGTTAATTAATTGATTAACTTGATTTTGATTTGCTCTGATAAATCCAGAATAATTTGCGGTTAAGAATTGTCTTTCCCATATTTCATAAAAAAATTTAACTTCTTCTTTATTAGCATAAGCAAGACCAATTGAAGGAAATTCAATCGCGTTTATATTAATTATTTTAGTTGTCTGTCCGTTGTCGGTTGGTGGTTGATTAACCGGAGGATTAAACTTTTGAGTTAAACCTCTCATAAACTCTTCAACAAATTCAACCTCAGGCCATTTTTCATACAAATAACCTTTAGTAACACCAACGACCGATGGGTCACCAATATATTTTAATTGAAATCTTCCTCTTTTATCATCAGGAGTTTCAACAAAAAATTGAGGCCAAGGATAAACAGGTATTTGTGAATTATCATAATTTGAATTATTATTTAATGCCGTTGGAGCAACAGGAACATTATCAACAGTGTCGGTTCCTTGTGCCGCAGTTTGATTATTTATAATTACTTCTTTTCTAACTGGGTCATACTTAACATTCCAAGCGTTGGTGTGTACATCATCAAGTAATCTAATAAACCCTTCCGCCGATGCCATAACAACCGCAGAAATATTTCTTACACTAGGTTTAAATCCAATACCCGTATCAGAGTTTTCAATCTTTCTAGCCAAATCTGCCGATATAGCAGTTTCATATTCCGATAGTTTTTTATTGGCCTCAGTTTCAATTTGTGATATTGTTCTATCAAATCTATCTACACCATCAAAAATATACAACGGTTCGTTAATTTTTGAAACTTTAGATGGGTTTTGTTGAGTTCCTTTAGTTGTTTCTTGAACAGGTCTTAAAATATTTTCAATATATCTTTTTAAATTAACTAAGTCTTCATTAGTTGGAGAAGTAATTCCAGTTTGTTCTTGAAGTGTCTTTAACAAATCAACACTTTCAACATCAATATCAATAATAAACATATTATACGTAATACTATTTTTAATTGGTGATAAACCTTTTTTACCTAAAACAGGATTTGATGCCAATAAATTATTATAGTCCGTTGTTTGACCACTCAATAAACTTTTTGCTGTAACTCTAACTTGAGCATTTGCCGGTGTTAAATATTGGTTTTTAAATGTATAAACATATTCACCTGTCACCAAAACGATTGGTTTTGGGTTCATATATGTTTTAAACCAAGAATTAGAAGCTCCTCTAACTTGATTGAAATACGAAGATAAAACATCTTTATATTGTCGGATATCGGTTAAAGGTTGAACATTAGCAGGAGGATAAGAAGCAATAATCGATTTTTCGAAATTACTAAGTTTACTCATTAATTGAGCAACCGTTAACTCAGGAAAGTCCTCAGGAATTAATTTTTTGGCTTTATATTCACTATAAACCTCAACTATTTTTTCATAACCTCTTTCCGAAACTATTTGTGTTACAACATTATCTTGGCTATTTGTTGGTTCTGAAACTCTAACACCTAAAGCTGATGAATTTTTTCCTAACTCTAATGTCTCTGTTGGTCTCGAAACATCATATCTTGTACTATACATATGTGGTGCTGCCAACAAGTTTCCAATAGAAATTTCATTAAGAATATTAAACTTATATCCAACAAACTCTAATCTAACTTGGTAATTACCACTAAATGAGTTATAACTAGCATTAAATGTCTTAAGGTTTAATTGGTATTTAATGGCTTGACCATAATAACCTTTAAGGGTTAAATAAAATGGACAATATGGTAAATTAAAAAATGCGGCATAAGGTGAACTATTACCTAATTGAAATAATGCTTTACCTTGAATATCTTCTAATAAAATTGTAACACTTGGAATAAATGAAGTGTTTGTTGTAACCTCAATCGATGTAATACCTAACAACCCACTATCAACAGTTTTACCTTCTTCATTGGGTGACATTATCTTATAAGCTTGATTATTTGGACCAATTATTGTCTTCTCCTTTAGTTGATTAACACCTTTTTGGTTTGTAGCATCTTTACCAGTTAATTCATCATAATAACCACTACTTAAGTAAGTTCCTTCTGTTGGTCTTAAGAAATTCATCTTAGCAACCGAAATGGTTCTAATTCTATCTTCAGGACTACCACCAACAGATAATTTTGTCCTTGGTACAACTTCTGCTTCTAAGTTAGCATACATAACCAAATTTTCGTGGTCAACTAATCTTTCAGCAATTTTACCAAACGCATCAATTGTTTTGTTGGGGTCAACAACAATTATATTGTTGTAATCAAAATCAACTAATATGTTTCCACTGTTGTCTCCTGGTCTGTTACCTGCCATAATAATAAAAATAATTATCTAAAGACGCTTTATAGTCTTGTAATGATGGTAGTAATGGATAAGGAATAATCAATACCGCACCATCATATATATTATTTTCAAGTCCTCCAAATTGAGGATTACCTTGTAATATTAACCAACCAAAATATGGTGAGTTATAATATTCTTGTGAAATAATATCTAATCTACTTTGAGCAACTTTATAAATGTAATTTTTATCTGTGGTTTTTTGTGGTAACTCAACGAAGGGGACAACTGTTTGTTCTCCATTAATTAAAAAATCACTATATCTGTTCCAATATTGAAATGCCATTATAATAGTTTTGTTTTAGATACCCAAGTTGATGGTGAAATTTCATCATTCCAAGTTTTAGCGTCAGTGTTTAAATTACCAAATTGTCCTAACCCTTTAATCAACGTTATTTGATTATCACTATTGGCGTTTTCTGTTGTATAAGTAAACACTCGTTTCTTACCTTTAGTATAAGGGTCAAATTTCAAAAACCTAACCAATTCTTCCTTTTCTTTTTTATCAATTATTGCAATGGTAATTTTATTTTCGTTTTCAAATTGTGGTCTTGTTTGGTCTTCCCAATAAAATTTAAATGCATCTTCCAAGTCAGTTCTATACGTTTTGTAATCCGGATTAATAATAACATTACCAATTAAAGCGTTTTTAAATGTTTCTTGTTTTTTTAAATCAATAACGTCATTTGACATTAACATATAAACCCTTCTTAACGAATTGTCTTGAAAATCATCCTTTAGAAAAGGATTGAAAACATCTTTTGTTTTAATTTTTGTACCTTCAGGAAACACTAATGGTCCGGAATATGGTTTACCATCAGTCCATACTATTTCGGTATTAGTAGTTATACTGGTATTAAACTCGGAAATATTTTCACCAATTTTTTTTATATCGTTTCTTAATTCTAATAATGTTGATGAAACACCTGAAGTAGTATCAACATCACTAGTTCCATAAGTAATGTATGTTGTTATTTGTCCATTCTTTTTAGCAAATCCATCAGTACCAGTATCGGTAAACGCTGGAACTTGATAAGTAATTGTATTAGTCCTTGATAATTTTGGAATATAATCTTGTTGAACATTTACCATTCCTTGAGTTATCATCGTTACAGGATTTTGATAAACACCTTTTTTATCCTGTAAGAATTTAACGTAATTATCTTTAACTTGACGAATAATTTTATTTGGGAAATTATATTTTGTTTTCTTTTCATCATTAAATTTTCCACCATTTAAAATTTTAATGAACCCTTCATCATCACCTTTAACATCAGCAATTAAATCTGAAAATATTTCGTCAATTCTTTTTTCAACATTATATGGTTTTCCAAATAATAGTACTTTTTGAATATTAGCATCTATATACACATTAAATTGTCCTTCAGTATAAGTTCTTTCCAACATCCATTGTTGTCTTAAAGCATTATTATATTGATTAACACACTCTTTATTTTTATTAACAACATTTGTGAAATATGTTTGAGTATCCGTAATTAAATTATCCATAAAAGTTTGATAACTTGTTGTACCCGAAACAATATCACCAACATTAATCGTTGTTAATATTGTTCCAACTGTTGATTCATTTGTCTGACCTTGATTAGGCAACGCGTCATTAAGTGTTGGTGCTGGAATATTTTTATTAGCATCTAAAATTTGTTTATCAATAACCTTATAACTATCATCTGTTGGTGTTGCTCTATCGTCATAAATTTCAGTATTAGCATAATAGTTAAATGTTAACGCATTCTGTAATTTATCAACCGATTCTTTTAATCCACTACCACCAACAAAGTTAAATCCCATTGTAACATTGGCAATCATAGGTTGAACACCAATACCTTCAGGATTAATATCTAACTCTTCATAGGTAAAATTTAAACTTGTTGGAATAATTTTTGTATTATAAAAGTCACCGATTCTTAATACTAAAACAGGAGGTGCTCCAAAAGACGTGTTTGTGGCGTTGTTGTATTCTAAAACATCTTTTCCACCAACAGATTTAACTGTTGGTATTGTGTCACCAGGTCTCATACATTGTTGTAAGAATGTAAGTCTAGAATTTAATCCTTCGGGTGTCATTGAGTGAAAAGCCGGTTGGAAAAACTTTAACTTTTCTTTTAAGTTATCATAAACCATCGGAGTTTCTTCTTTTATTGTTTCAAAATAATCACACTCAGATAATAACGCCCTTAGTACTCTTTTACTAATATTATCTCTAATAACAGTTTTTTGTTCTAAAACATTCTGAGTAACCGTCTTAATAACAACATTACCAAGACTAACATCTATTTTTTGTTGTGGTGCTTGAGATGGTGGTTCATCTAATTTAGATTGAATATCTGAAATAAACGCTCTTCTACAAGCCATAGAGTTTGTTGAGTATATTTTTTGTGTTTTACTTAAGCTGTCAAAATCGTTATCAGTACATTTAACCTTTGTACCTGTAATAAATTTTTTAGTCTTAGAATCAAATTTTTGAACCTGTGCATTTTCACCCAAAGGCTTCTCTATAAATAGTAATCTTCTTAATTGTACAAACTCTTGTATTTTAGTATCCGCAGTCATATATGTTATTGCAGAATCAATACGTCTTTTAGATAACTTTTGATTGTATTCTTTTTTTGCTGGAGCAGATGCACTACCAGCCAAGGATATTGTTACCGTACCAGGATAATTAGTCATTTGAGTTTTTAACTCATTTATAAATTCCTCAATACTATCTTTGTTTGGTTTAATTACCGTTTGAAAAAAGTTTGTTGTTTGTGCTATTATTGTGGTGTTAGGACCATAACTTCCTTCTTGACTAATATACGGTGTATATGTATCAATATAATTTACACCAAGTTGTTTCGGAACATCATTATCAAAATAAAACCCTAACCCAACTTTGTTATATGAATTTAATTTAGTATTTGCTTCCGCAGCAGTAATAGTTCCTTGAGCAACTGCATTAATATTACTAACAGTATCTACAGCATATTTAAGAGATTCTTGTGGTAATTCTTTTGATGTAATGGCTTGTTGAATTTGAAATAAATCATTTTGTTTTATTGTATAATATTTCTTAGCAAGTTCATATAAATCATATTTTCTGCATCCAGCAAAGAACGATTCCAAAATACTATCAATTCTTACTTTATTGGTTTCATTATTTAAAACTTTATTAACAATAACATTTAATACTGACGGATGGTCAACAACGATTTTCCAAGTTAATGTACCCGTTCTTGAAGTATTCTTATATGTATAAATTGGTTCGGGTCTTCCCAAAAATTCATTAGCGTTCCAGTTAGCACTAACAGCTTCAGTAAAAGTTAATCCATATGGAGGGAACCACATTACTCTACCACCGTTAGGTCCTCTTTCACAAACCGGCAAATCAGCAACCGCATAACCCGGAGCATTTGACGTAGCCCAAGCCAAGTTCTCAATCGAGAACATATATTTTTTGGCATAACCATTATTCTCATTTCCAATTAAGTTTGTCGAATCTTGACCACCTTCTTGTTTGTTTGGAGCAATATTAAGGTTATAGGTATTATCCAATACCGAATAAGAAAATCTTCTACCTTGTGTGGTAATACCATCAGTTTTTTGTAAATCATTAAATTGAAGATATGGTGTATCTTTGGCAAAAACTCTACAATATTCCGTACCAACTTCTTGTCCAATTGAACCGATATATGAAAGAACCCTAGAACCCTTTGTAATCTCTTTATAACCATCGTGAAAGACCTTACTCACTTGGTCAATAGCATTACCTACGTGTTGTAATCTTTTACCTCCTTGAGGTTGGCTATCAATAATTCTTTGGGTGTCATCTAAAATTGAACCTTCACGATATACTCTATTTGTTGACTCGGTTGAGTTATATGATGACGGTCTAAAGTCTTCATCTTGATTAAAGATTGCTCCACCAAGACCAACTTTTTTTCCGGCATTATCTTTATACTTTGGAGAAACCCAAGTAAATCCACCTTCAATACCACCACCATTACTATATGTAGGACCATTAGCACCAAGTCTAACTTCTTGTGAAGGACCTTCATAAAGTTGAGCAAGTTCTTGTGGTCCATAGACCGGCATTTGTTGTTCCTGACCATAGGTATTTACAGGTAAATCTCCTGATGGAGAAAATACTCTTGACGGGTCAGAGGTAATAGAACCTACATAGTAATCACTATTATTGGTTGTCGAACCAACGATAGCCCCACCCAATCTGTCAAATAACGTTCTATCAAAACTTGGCTTATATTTGTTATAATCAATATTACCAAATAAACGGGACTTTTGTCCCCCACCCATATTGTTATAAAACAGTTGTGAACCTGTTGTATTTGCTCCCAATAAACCAGTTAATAACTTTCCAACCGTAGATTGTCTATAGGCGTTCTGTAATTGTTGAATTGTTGTTGGTTGACCTGGATTGATACTTGGGTCAAAATATGAACCAGGTATTGTAGATACAGGTAAAATACTACCAGCAAGTCTTAAAGCAAAATCACTAGCAGCAAGAATTGGATTTGATGAAATTGTAATCCTATAGTTAGGTTCAATTAAAGGAACTCTACCGGTTATAAGACTTAAAATGTCTGTTCCACTTCTTACGTTGAATATGTTGGCTCGTCCAATTGTGTCTTGAAGTATTTGTGCTGCGATTCGAGCTTGAAAATCTTTTCTTAAGTTTTCAGCACCCATTCTTGCAATATATGAATCTTGACTTAACAGACCATCACTACCTTGTGGGTTTTTAAATAATAAGATTGATACTGGAGAATAACTTGAAGGGATGAATAATGATGGATTAAAATTATTTGAATACGGTTGTCCGTTTCCTTGTCTATCTTGGTCAGGTGTAACTGAATTAAATGTTCCAATTGCGTTCGCAGCATCTAATCCCTGTCCAACACCAGCATAAGCGTTTAATGGTTTCCAAGCCGGTGAAATGTTTCCAATACCCTTATCCGAAGCAATAAACGATTCATCAACAATATTGGCATCTTGATAACCATATTCCCCCTCGTTTGATTTACTATTAAGTAATCCGTTAGGGTCGGGGGCTTGTCTATAACCACCATCATTTCCATATTGATTTAAGGGAAATAATTTGTTGGCTAAAGAAGGTTCGTCAATAAGTTGGTCAGGACTATCAATAACAGAATAATCTGATTGACTATACTCAAAATTAATAGGTGGTGTAAACTTACTAGGAGATTTACTATAAGGTTGTAAATTCCTTTTAGTAAGTCTTGTTAAGAAGTTTTCAATATTAATTAAATCTAAAGGACTTGTCGCCATCTATGTTTTATTTATAAATAGATTGATGGTATTTTTTTTTATTTTTTTGTTGGTTTCATTTTTGTTGGTTCAATTTGTGTTACTGATTTTGTAATATGTTGTATAAAATCTGGACTATTAAATGTATCAACAAGTCTTTTATTTAAAAATTCAACACTAACACCTTCTTTAGCTTCAATTTTAACTGTTATAACACCACTAAAATCAACTTTTTGAGGTGTACTTTTAACTGGGTCTTTACTCATTTCCTCAATTTGTCTTGCTCTTGCACCACTAGCACCAAATACCGAAGCACCACCTACCTCAGGTATTGTTTTAATTTTAGTTTTAACCGGTCCTGCTTTACCAGTATCAACCGCCTTTTTAAATTCTTCGATGGCAGACCTAAAACCTTGTTCAGCTGCGGAAGTACCTTTAACACCAGCAATTAAATTACCTAAAGATTTAGAAGTCGCTTCACCAATATTTTCAGTTGAACTGATGAATTTTTTTTCTAAAGATTCAAATCTAGATTGAAAACTTTTTTCATCAATTTTACCGGATGTTTTGTCCATAATTAAAGATTGAATAGTCTGTAATGATTCACTTATAAATCCACTAACTTCTTTAGTTTCTGGAGCAGCAGCTTTAATTTCTTTCGCAATCGCCATTCCAATATTACCAAAACCAACTGTATTAGAAACAACTTCTTTTGCTCCAGCAGCTCCATATCTTAATTGATTTACAGCAGATTCTAAAGTTGAGTAAATATTTTCTAAAACACCTAATTGACTTTTTTGAACCGCTTCAACAGTTTTTGGAGCGTTTTTTTGTTGTTCAATTAACTCATCAAATTCTTCTTGGTTAAGGTTCTGTAGTTCTTTTTTAGTATTGTCTTTTAACTCAACTTCATATTTACCACTTTTACCCATACTTGCGATGTTAGCCAAGAGTGTTTTATCACTTTCATCTTCAAAATTAATACTTGGATTTATGGCAGATAATCGAGTATCTAAATCGGCAGCCGCCAAAGCACTTTTTGTTAATGTTTCATAAGAAATGTCCGTTTCTCTAGCCATTTCTTTCAAGGTTAAAATACCTTGAGGGTTTATTCTAAATGATTTTGTTTTTTCGTCAAAATAAGTAAATTGTTTTGTCGCCTTAATTAAACTATCTTGTAATGCTCCAGGGTCATTAATCGCGTCATTCATCAATTTAAATGGGTCACCCAAACTACCTACAGCTAAACCTAATCTTTGAAATGCTGCGGACATATTAATAGCACCTTCGGGAGTAATAACTTTGTCGGCAAAATTAGCGGTTTCCCTCATATCAAATCTTAACATTGATGCTTGTGCTGCCATTTTAGTCAACCCTTGTACACCATCATTAAAATTAAATCTATTCATTAAATCTAAATTTTTGACAACCTCTGATGTCACAACTCTAGCATTTAAACCTAAACTTTGAACATACTCTATCGATTCTTCAATGTTTACACCAATTTGAGAAACTTCATACCCAACTTTACCAAATGATTCTGTTAAAAAAAGAGCACTAGTATCTAATATTTTTGCTGAAGCATATAATTTAGTAACTTGTTCTTCATTTGCAATTACATTTCGTCTTGAACCTTCAGCAACTTCCGCAATTGTTTTAGTAACATCACTAACACTACCACCAAGGTCAGTTATTGATGCAACGGAAGCAACAATTGCATAATTCATTTCCTCAATTCTAGTCTTTCCACCAACAAATGACTGGTTAAGAGATTGAGCTTCAACAATCATATTTGAAATTGCAGAACCAACACTTTCTAACGGACTTAAAATTTCACTAGCTAATTTTGCTATATCCTCTAAAGATTTTTTATTATAATCGTCTGCCATAATTTAATTTCTCATTACCTATAAATAGAAGAAGGACTAATTTTTTAGTCCTTCTTATTATTTTCAACCCATTTATCTAATAAATATTTTCTCATAAAAACGGGCATTACCATAAAATCTTGATACGTTATTTTCATTAACGTATTTAAGTAATAAAACTCATCAAGTTGTCCTTGTCTATAATCCGAAGAAAGGACGAAAAAAGTCAACCCCAAAACCAACGTTAACTGTCAGTTGTTCTCCTGATGGGGCTATTACTACTCTCGACATATCGAGCTTTGGTTCATTATCATCCATAAACTTACGATAAGTTTTAGAATCAAAAATTGGCATTGACTCAACAAACTTCGCAATTTCAGTTTTATCTGTTGTTCCATTTACCTCAACAATTTCTTTATTCATTCTCCAAGTCACTCTTGGTATAACACGTCCTTGAGGATATGTTTCAGCCATTCTGGATAACTCCGTAATTTCACCATAAGTTAATGGTTTAGCTTTAATTGTTGCTTGAGATTTAGGTAAATTAATTGAAAAAGTACCATCTTCTGATGGTTGTTGTCCATTAACAATTGAAAGTTGGTCTAATAAAACATTTGCTTGAAATGGTTTTTTAGTTACCGGGTCTGTAAGATTTAACATCATTTCAGGTCCAAATGCTGTGTTTCTTAAAAAGATAAGAATTGCCTCAACATCACCTTCAATTAATTCTTCTACTCGAATATCAGGTTCATATATTTTTGACCTTAATAAATTAAGAGTTAAGTCTTTTGCACCACCCATTAAAATATTTTCATCGGCAGCGGTAAGATATCCCACCTTAATTGATTTCTTTTTATTTTTATAAAAAATACCTTGTGAAGGTAATGGTACCACATCGTGTGGTAATGTAAAATTTTGTTGACCGTAGTCGTTTGATTGTTGATTGTCCATATAAAAAAATAACCGTAAAGTTTAGCTTTACGGTTAAATATAGTGAGTATTGATTTTTTATAAATAGTAATCAATAAACTAACACACATCTATCCATTCTTAAAGTTGCCGCAATTGTTGCCAAAGCATCTTGAGAATATGATAATGTGTTAAAGTTAACGTCAGTTAAGAATGTTCCATAAAGAATCCACTTCTCAACAACAACACCCGTTGGGTCTAACATCTCCAAGTCAATATCTTTTTTATAACCCGCAGCATAACCCATACGACCCGTAACTGATTCAGCGTGTAAACGTACCCACTCCATCAATGCTTGTGCCGCAGAAGGACCAATTGGGTCTCTAAACGTAACATTTAATGCTTGCCAAGTGAATCTTCCCGCAACATATGTTGATGTATTTAGGAAAGGGATTTCTGTAGCAGCGATTTGAATATGTGGTCTTTGAGCAGTTTCTACGAACCATTCATTTATACCCAAACTTGATGGAAACCTTAAGATGAAACGATTCTGACGTTTTGGTTCATAAGGAACCGGCATTTTCATTAATAAATCAGCCATATTATTTTAATTTTTATTATTTTATTTATTCTTATAAATATTAGTTAGTTAAAAATATTTCTATTTACTTTTTTTTATATAGAATTATTCATTATATATAATTTCTAGTACTAATATATATTCTAGTTTATTTATATTCTTTCTTAATTCCTCCTGATGTAGAATAAGTCTTTACTATATTATCTGGTTTTTTATTAAAATGTTTACTCATTAATTCAACATTTCTTAAATCGTCATCTGAAAAACCAATAGATATTTTACTAGGGACAAATTTATTGGACACATCATTTTTGAGGAAAGCTCTCTTATTTAAGATACCCGCCATTCCTTTAATATAATCTACAAAACCTTCCATCGCTTTGACTTTCGCAACCTCAGGATTGGCAGCACCTTCTTCGTCTCCAAAAGAAACGGGGTGGTATTTGTTAAGTTCTAAATATGATTTAATTAATTCATTATCAGTCATATCATCTTCATCAGTAAAACTTCTATATTTTTTTAAGTTCTTAATAAGTGATTCTTTATCAATACCATTAAAACCGTTAATAATATAATTATAAATTCCCTCTTTAATAGTATTTGGGTTATGACCTCTTGCGGTTATAATCGCAAATATTGAACCATTATTAATTGCTTCTCTAAAGTCATTAAATGCCGGTCCTAATTTCGCTCTCATCGAATCAACTAAAAATTCTTTGTCTCCTTCTGTTGTGAAATTACGAAATGGATTTTCCGCAAAATCAACAATTACATTACCTTGATACGTGAATGGTTCTTTACCAATTTGACCTCTAAACTCAGCAAAATCGTCCGTACTCATACCAACCTCATCACCGTCTTCCGACTTTAAAATAATCTTTGTCGGCATATGAACAATATTATCGTCCCAATCGAATGCATAATATTTCATATCTGGTGAACCTTCGGGTTTAAACCCTTCTTTAATTACTTTTTTCATATTTGGCTAAAAAGTGGGGACGAATCCCCACTTATGTTTTTTATTAAATATTCTCAAACGAAGCTCCAGTTGGAGTAATAAAGAACTCAATATCGATGAATTCTAATGCCTTCGTAGGTTTAAGATATATTTTACCTGTTAATGTATTTCTATCTAAATCTTCAGGAGAAGATGAAACTGTTACACGGAAATCGTATAAACCTCTGTCTCTTCTAATCGCATCTAAAATAGGGTTAACACTATCTAAGAATTGTTGTCTAACGATTTGGTCGTTTTGTTCAAACAATAATCTTACCGCTACTGCTGATATTAACTTACGAGCTTGTAATAACAATCTTCTTACGTTTAATCTGTTTAATGCTGTGTCAGAAACTTGAAGAGTTTTGTTACCCCAAATAACTGTTCCAACATCAGCAAAAGTCGCGATTGGATTGATTCTACCTTGATATAAAGTATCTCTATCTTCTTGAGTTAGTTTCTGTCTTGCTTTAACTGAGTTTACTAAACCTCTTGTGTAACCCGCAGATGCGAACCAAGGGAAAGCAATGTTATCAGTCAATGCTAAGTTTCTACAAACTTCACCAGTTGGTGGTAAATAGATTTGAGTATTACTTACAGTATCTCTAACTAAAATCCAAGGATAGTAGGTAGCTGTGTAGTTTGAATCAATTCCTGTATTATCCAAGTTATCAACCGCTTCTTGTGAATAAATAATATCTAAAGAGTTAGTTGAATCCGGAGTATACATATTGTAATCAGGAGTTGTTGCGATGTAAACCGAGTCAGCTCTTGAATATTGAACCATATCGATTGCTTCTTCAACAAGATTAGAGTTGTTAACATAATCAATACCTGTTGTTGCAAAAACGTTAATGTTTGTTGCTTCAGGGTTTGCAAATGTTAATACACCTAATAAGTAAGCATAGTAGTCAGTGTTTGCAAAGTCTTGAGTATTGTTTTGAACAATAATTCTTTTGAATACACCATCACCAGTTGCCGTTGGGTATCTTGGAGATGCCGCAGCACCTGCCAAATATCCTGAATCTCCTAATTGGAATCTATCTTGATTTGTTCTAAATTCTCTGTAGATATCCCATCCGTCAAATCCACCCGCGAAACATACTGTGTACTTTCTTGAGTAAATGAAGTAATATGGATTTTCTTGAGTTTGTGGGTCTTCTCTAAAATCAGCAACACCACATTCAAATGCGGTAGTTCCACTATCAACAGAGGTATTACCAATATTAACAACCGTAGCACCTGAGTCCATATGGAAACCTTTACTTAACACATTCCATTTAATTGAATCTGTTCTATTCCCCCAATCTACTGTTGGATTTTGTTTACCTTTATAAGAGAAGAATGATTCATCAACACCATATTGAGCTGTTGAAAATCCTAAGTAAGTTCTTCTTACAATATCTCCACCCGATTCAACAGCATTTGAAACTCCACCTGTAGTTGTACCAAATGGTGGGTTATAAATAACTTCACCAGGGTAATTATATTTCACTTTATATTGAATATAAGGTGATGGATATACTGAATAATTTTCGTATTCTCTTTGAGTATAACCATAGAATCCACAAGGAATTGCATCTATTGGTGCTTCGTCTGCCATTTCAATCATAATAAATTTTGAAATTAAAGCGTATTCACCATTTGATGAACCAATTTTCTTAGCAACAAAGTTGTTAGATGCTGGGTCCAAATTACAATTTGTAAATTTTTCAATTACAACAGGATTTGCATCCGTATCAAAGAAACTTCTAACCAACACATCAAATGTCATATTATTAAATGATAAGTTAGCAATTGAAACTTTAACTTCTGTATTTGCGGAATCACCATCTGAAATTGAAATAAACTTAAATAAGTTATAAACTTTATTACCTCTTAGCTCAGATACTAAGAAAGGAGTTTCTGGTGATTGATATTTTTCTAAATTCCAAGCAATTGAAGTAGTTGATGTTGTATCTCTTGCTTCAGGTAACTCGATTAAAGTACAATTTAATCCACGAATATAACCTTGGTTGTAACCATAAGCTAATGATGCTGGATAAACTTCTTCAATAAACAATGGAACTTCAAATCTTGATTTACCAAAATTATCAAAACCAAAAACTTTTGTAAGATATTTTGATGATGCCGCCAATAATGAAGTTTCAAATGTGAATACTTCATTTTCTTTAGTAACACCTGAAATTGCAAATGTTGCATATGGTGAAGTTGTTATACCTGAATATTGACCAGTACAAAGTAATGATACATCGGTTAAACCAGTAACTTGATAAACAGGTCCGTGATTTTCACTTGTAGAACTATTAGTGTATAATGAAATACCTCTTGAACGTAAAGTAGCAACAACCATATTATTGTATTCAGGGTAAGCAGTACCTGAGAAGTTATAAACATTACCCGATACAGTTCCTGTAAAACTTTGTGAAGAACCTGAAGTTAATGAACTTACAACGTAATCAAATGAATAACCTGAATAACTATCAGCACTATAGTTTTGGAAGTTAGCATAATACCAAGAATCGTTAGAACCAGCACTTAAATCATTTTGTGATAAATCAACTGAATAACAATCATAAGCATTTGTTACAGCACTATAAGTTGAAACTAAACTATTGTAATCAGTTTCAGGAATTGCACCATATACTATCGCAGTTGTTGCTGATAATGATGGTGTGTCCATAATTGTATCCAAGTAACTATTAAAGTCATTTGAATATGTTGAAACTGAACCATCAGCCAATCTATATTGTGTATTATAATTTGCCGATACTTGTGATGGTAAATTATTTGGATTTAAAAATGTTACCGTTCCACCTGAAGATGTTCCTGTAAAAGTAGCACTCCAAGTAGTTCCTGTAGATGGATTTAATCCAATTGTTAATGGGTCAACATTCGCAGTTACGGTTAAAGACCAAGAAGGTCCCGCGTCATAACCCGACAAACCTAATACTCTTGTTACGAATAACTGATTAGATTGTTGAAGATATGATTTAGCAATGTATGCCGCTTCATATTTAGGGATTTGAGTATTAACAAACTTAACTGGTTCTGTTCCACCAAAATAAGCTTGAAACTCGTCATAATTAGTAATGAATACTGGTTCGAAAGCTGGACCTTTTAAAGTCTCACCTACCAAACCTAACGTAGTAACCCCGACACTCTGTGCTACGAACGATAAGTCCGTTTCAGATGTGTATACTCCAGGTGATACGTATACTTTTTGATTTGCTTGTGCTGTTGCCATTATAAATTTTTATATTGCAGATTTATTTTATACATAAATATTCGTAAAAAGACGAAAAAACTTTACTTTTTAATAACTATTTATAAACGGTAGGAAAAAATTCTACCTTTTTTCACCCTATGAAAACAAAGAAAGAAATAAAGAACATTAAAATATCACCAGAATCACATGATATACTGAAAAAGTATTGTGAAAAACGAGGAATTAAGATTTATAAATTTTTAGAAAACTTAATTATAGAAAGGTGTAAAGAGAAGAAAGATATCTACGGAGAGGATTAATAAATGTCCCAACTACTATAAGTTCCTGAACCAATTACTTTGGTTGCTCCTGAAAAAACTAAGATACCTGTTTCAGGAGAATAAGAAACTACAATAGAATTTTGACTATTTTTTTCATCGTGAACAATTTTAATTTTATCTCCTTCTTTAAAAATTAAATTTTTTGATATATTAAAAGTTGACCCACTCTGAACACCTAAAGTATATGTGTTATTAGAATATGAATTTGTTCTAAAATATATTGGAGTATTTCCATATAAAGTGTTTTCAAATTGTATGTTAGCGGTTTGTCCTGTGATTTGTTTGGTTACACTAATCGTTAACGAATCGTTTGTTGTTATTTGAATATTTTGAACATCAACACCATAGTAATCACCATTAATATAAACATCATATGTGTTAATATTATTTGATGAAATAAAATTCATATTAGCAGTAAAATCTATTTTATCAGTTAATACATTATTATTATCAACATATAAAAAATTAAAATTAAATTCATCAGGATTTTCTGTAGAATTTCTTCTACGACTTCTTGTTGAAGTTTCAACTTCCATTAGTTGTGTAACTCTTTGAATTGCGGGTTTAACCTCAAACTCATCTTCATCAATTAAATAACCTAACATCGTAAAGTCATAATTTTGAATATAATATTTTCTTGCGTCCATAGTCATTTGAGACTCGTCTGAAATATTATTAAGAACGATTGGAACATATTGACCTTTTATAAAAGTATATGCCTGACGAGATGAAAACTTTTGCATAACAACTTTATTCAACTCGTTTAATTCTCTCATTCTATTACAAATTATTTTTACACTATAGTTAATATCAACAGGTACTGGCTGTGGGATTGTATAAATATCCATACCTTGTTCGTTACCATTCCAAGTTGGAACGGAAGCATAATAGAATTGTTTTCTATTTGGTATCGTATATTGTAATGAGGGGTTGGTTCCATATTTTACTTCGGGGGTTCTAACAACGGTTATAAATGGTGGTGACGGGTTGTAATCCAAATCCACAAACTTCCAAGTTTCTAAATATTGTGACCAGTTTTGTGTTGTAATTAGGATATCCAACATAGGTACAATTTTTCCAGCGGTTACAACTTGTAAATCTGTTTTAACAAAATCTAACATACCCCTATCCAAATCGGCATGTAATACTGACTTTGGTAGATAAGTTCCATCTGCGTTAATATATTCTAAAAGTTGTTCTCTTCTAGCAGATAACGTTTTCTTAGGAACCAATGGTAATGTTGGTTTTACAACTTGTTTTGGTAATGCCATTTTATTTTTTTACTACAAATATTTTATTAGTTGAATTTATCATATCAACTTCATTTGCCCCATATATTGGTTCTTCACTATTTTTATAAACAAAAGTGTTAAATCTATATGGGTCATATGTCACAATTTTATTAGAATTTGTGACAGGTAAATCTTCACAAGGATATTCACAATATTCTAATAATTTTCCAATTACAAATGCGTGAACATTTTTGCTTTTTTCTTTTCTAACTCTATCTTTTCCACCGGGTCTAACTCTAAATTCAACATCACCCAATTTAACGTAATCCGCATGCATAATTACTTTATTGTTATAAGTTATTGAAAAAGTATGTTTATGTAAATTATAATATACCATAACTTTTTTACCAATAAACAAAGAATCAAATTGTGATTCGGTTATCAATACTTTCATTATAATCCCCTAAATTCGTTTTCACTTACGTACGTTCCAATAATCGTTCTATAGAATGGTTTGTAACCACCATATGTATGTTTGTTGTCGGACCTAACATATCCGTCATCACTAACTGAATAGTATCTAACTCGGTCTTCAGTTTCATAATAACCAATGTAGTCACCCATGAATATTTCAATACCCAAATCATCAAGTTGTTTTTGATAAAGTGAAAATTTCATATTACCTGGTTCTTGTTGTTCAACTCTTGATGTACCTAAAAATTTATTGGTTGGTGCCATAACTTGAACTAATCCTTTTAATTCAATAGGTGCCATAAATTGAACACCATCTTCAAGAACCTCACCATAAACCGCATCAGTTTTTGTTTTATATCTGTCAATACGATATAATACGACGGTAAAGTTCATATCACCTTCTAACCACTCTTGACCCATACCCACGTCTAACTCGTAGTCTTCACCACCGAAGAACTTACCTAACCTTGTTATTGGAACTAATTTCTGCATATAATTGATAAATACTTTATTTTTACTTATATTTATTCCAAACTTTTATTTTATAAATGGAAATAAGTTTAGAATCAAAAGCAATGACGATTCTTGAAACATATGAGGGTGGTAATAATTACCTTTTGGTGTTAAAGAAAAAATCAAAGTTAAATAAGAAATTTTACCCAACTCGGAGTCAATCCGAGTATATCATTAACTTCCACGATAAACAACCAAAGGTAGCAAGAAAGTGGGTTATCTTGGACGCATACTTCGCACAGAAATTGGCCGACGATAAGTTAATGACCGAAGTACCTGAAAAAGTTTGGGTGGAAAAGTTATTGGCAGAAAAAGAAAAGGCGTTTCATATTTGGGGAAAGATAAAAGAAACAGAAGAATTTCACGATTTTTGGTTACCAAAAGCTGCGGTCATAAAAGACAACACGGTTAAAGATGTTGTTATCAATTATGACAAATATTCTAATCGTCCACCACTTGAACATCAAAAAGAAGCTGTCCAAAAATTGGTTGAAAATAAGAAATTTATTTTGGCGGATGATATGGGTTTGGGAAAAACCACATCAACAATTATTGCTGCGTTGGAAGCAAACTCAAAGAAAGTTTTAATTATTTGTCCTGCAACATTAAAGATTAACTGGAAACGAGAAATTGAAAATTATTCCGACAAATCAATTTATATTGCTGAAGGTAAAAATTTTAGTACGGATGCCGATTTTGTTATCATCAACTATGATATTATAAAAAACTTCCACGACCCAAAGAAAAAAGATGATTCGGAAATTCTTAAAGCAAATTTTGATTTGGTTATTGTTGATGAAGCCCATTATATTAAAAATGGACAAGCTCAAAGAACAAAGTTAATTAATGATTTGGTTAAAACCGTTGACCGACTTTGGTTATTAACGGGAACTCCAATGACATCAAGACCGATGGATTATTTTAACTTATTAAGTTTGGTGGATAGTCCCGTGTCCAAAAATTGGATGGCATACGCAATTAGGTATTGTCAGGGTTATCAATTCAATGTCGGTGGTAGAAAGATATGGAACATCACCGGAGCGTCGAACTTGGACGAGTTAAGGGAAAGAACGGCATCAACAATTTTAAGAAGATTAAAAGAAAATGTTTTGGATTTACCCGATAAAATTATTACACCAGTTTATTTGAGATTAAAATCAAAAAACTATGAAGAAGTTATGGGTGAATATTATGATTGGTATGATAAAAATCCTGACGAATCAAAATCATTAACGGTTCAATTTTCAAAGCTCACAAAAGTTAGACAGATTATTGCCGATGAAAAAATATCACAAACAATTGAAATTGCTGAGAACATCATCGAACAAGATAAAAAAGTAATTATCTTTTGTAATTTTACTGATTCATTAAATAAAATTATTGAACACTTTGGAAAATCGGCAGTAAAACTTGACGGGTCAATGTCAAAACCTGAAAGACAAAGAAGTGTTGATGAATTTCAAGATAATCCAAAAGTTAAGGTTTTTGTTGGAAATATTAAAGCGGCAGGTGTTGGTATTACTTTAACCTCAGCAGAAGCTGTTATTATGAATGACCTATCATTTTTACCCTCAGACCACGCCCAAGCGGAAGACCGAGCATACCGATATGGTCAAAAAAATAATGTATTGGTTTATTATCCAATATTTGAAAACACAATCGAAGGTGTCATTTATGATATCTTAAATAATAAAAAACAAGTCATCGCAACAGTTATGGGTGACAATCAAATAACAACGGACGCAGCCGAAGAAATCTTACAAAAAATAAATCAACTGCGATATTAACAACTAACGGATTATTTATATGTAATGGATAATCCAAAATTATGAAAAAAATACAAGAAAAAATTCAGAAACTTGAAAAACAAATAGTAAACGAAAAAGTTGAAACAGGAAAAAAAGTTTTAATTTCTGAAATGAAAAAAATTGGAATAGAGAAATTACCCTATTCTTACTCAGCCCTCAAAAACTTCATTGACCCAGAGACAATGAATGTTCACTACAACAAACACTATAAAGGTTATGTAGACAAATTAAACAACGCACTATCTAAGAAAAAACGAGGGGACTTAGACTTAGAAAAGATTATTAGAACAATTAGTCGTTTCGATAAAGATATAAGAAATAATGCCGGTGGAGCATTTAACCACGCATTGTTTTGGAATATGCTAACACCAACACCACAAAGATTAACTGGTGAGTTATATAAAAAAATCACAAAACAATACGGAACTTTTACAAAATTCAAAAAAGAATTTGAAAAAATTGCCAAGGAAAGATTCGGTTCAGGTTGGGTGTGGTTAGTCCTTACTTCAAGTAATACCTTGAAAATTATGACACTTCCAAATCAAGACAATCCGTTAATGAACGTAATTGAAAATGGTGGATTTCCACTTTTAGGTTTGGACTTATGGGAACACGCATATTATCTGAAATACCAAAATAAAAGAGATGAATACATCACAAATTTTTGGGGTGTCGTTAATTGGGATTTCGTAACTAAAATGTACGAAATGAAAACCAAAACAAAATTAATGGAATCTCAAAAGATGAAACAACTTTTAAGTGAAGGTAAATCTGAAATGTGTTCTCCAAAAGAAAACGAATTTTATAGAAACTTATTTAATACCGTTCCTGATGTTAAATGGATTTATATGAATGGTATTAATAAACTA